TTGAGGATTACCAGTTAAATAAACATCTTGAGCACCATAAGCAACAAGTTGAAGAAGACCACCACCCATTTATGCTATATTCTTTATACTATAATAGGAGAAAAAAAAAGAACAATTATTTTTAATTATATAAGCATATTTTATAAACATTTAAAATAGATATAACATTAATATAATGTTTAAAGATAAAACTAATAAGAAAAGAGTCCATACAAATAAAGAAATATCAACATTAGACGCGATGCATAATAAGATAATATCTAATTATTCTGAAAAAAAAATAGAAGAGCAAAATTCAAAAGAGAGAATTAGAGAATTAGAAAATATAAGTAGTAATATTCATTTAGAAATTCTTAAATATAATAATGAATATAATAATAATGAAAAATATTATAATGAATTATGGAGTAGTAATATTAAAATAAGAGAAGATATAATTAAAATAAAAGAAAATATTAAATTTATTAATAATACTAATGAAATTGAATATTATGAAAAAACTAGTTGTATTCTATTTAATTATTATGATATGATCGAAAAACAATCTGAAAATTATAATCCTAATCCTAATAATAAATATAAAACAAAATCTATTATCGATTTATTTAATACTAATAATAATACTAATACTAATAATAATACTAATACTAATACTAATAATAATACTAATAATAATACTAATAATCAACATAATAATGATGATTATAATGATGATGAATATAATAATAATGAATATAATAATAATGAATATAATAATGATGAATATAATAATGATGAATATAATAATGATGAATATAATAATGATAAATATAATAATGATAAATATAATAATGAATTTAAAATAGAAAAGATAACTGAAAAGAGTTCATTAGTTGATGAATATTTAGCATTAACAAATAATAATCATATAAGAAAAATAGAATATGATGGTAGAGAAATATGTAAAAAATGTTTAAATAATTTAACATGTCTTCAACAAGATGCGATAATGATATGTAGTAATTGTGGATATCAAGAACCATTATTAGTAGAACAAAATAGACCAATATTAAAACAAAATACAAAAGATACATCACATTTTAGTTATAAAAGAATTAATCATTTTAGAGAATGGTGTAATCAGGTTCAAGGAAAAGAGAGTACAGATATACCAAATGAAATATTTGAGAGGATATTAAATGAAATAAAGAAGGAAAAGATAAATGATACACGAAATATTACATATAATAAAATGAGAGAAATTTTAAAAAGATTAAGAATAAATAAATATTATGAACATATTAATTATATAATAAATAGAATAAATGGAATACCAACACCACAATTTTCAACAGAACTTGAAGATAAATTATGTACTATGTTTAGAGATATACAAGCACCATTTTTAAAACATTGTCCAAAAGAAAGAAAAAATTTTTTATCTTATAGTTATGTTTTATATAAGTTTTTTCAAATACTTGGACTTAATGAATATTTAAAGTTTTTTCCATTACTTAAAAGTAGAGAAAAATTATATGCACAAGACCAAATATGGAAAAAAATATGTGAAGAATTAGATTATAAAATTATTCCTTCTCTTTAAGCAGGGAAACCAACAAGACGGAAACCAGCACCAAGACCAACACCTTGACGAGCACCAGCAGAAATAGAAGGAGATAATAGATCAAAGATAGAGAATACACAAGCTGCAGTTAAGGCAATCATCCATATTTCACTAATTTTAAGTTTTTGTTGAGGAAGTGCATATGCAGCTAATGCAACAAAAATAGCTTCAATTGCATATTTAAGAATACGAATTAGAGCTTCCCATATATCAAAAGTATAATTTGCATCACCACCCATTTTTTCAATACTTCTTTATATTAAATATGAAGAAAATAAAAATATATAAGATTTTTATTATAATATTATAATAGTAATTATGGAAGTTATTGAAGAAACTTTAGTATCAACAAAAGAATTTGATTTTCTAGATGAAGATAAACCTATTAGAAATCAAAATTATTGTTGTTTATCATTTTTAAGTCCAGAGGATGTTCTTACAAATAAAGAAGTATATTATTTTTCAAGATTTTTATCTAATTTTTCCAAAGATATGAAATCACTACTTGAAAATTTATCACTTAAATATCCTGATTCTAAAGAATTAGTTGATACAATTAAAAGTAATCATAATTATATATTTGATACTAAAGAAATGGATGAACAATTTAAATTTTTTAAATCTATTAATTCTGGTGATATTGAAAAAGATTTTCATAGAGAAAATAATTTTAAAACATCTGTTCGTGGTATTAAAGTTAGAGGTGTTTTTGATACAGTTGAAGAAGCAAAAAATAGATGTGAATTTCTTAAAAGAACAGATAATAAATTTGATATTTTTATTGGTCAGGTAGGTTGTTGGTGTCCTTGGTCTCCAAATCCTAATGATTTACAAGATCAAGAATATTCAGAAACCCAATTAAATACTTTAATGAAACAATATAAGAAAAATATGGATGATAAAGATGAAGTTTTTGATAAACGTAAAAATGAAGGAATTTCAAGAAATAAAAAAGATATTGCTGAAGAATTAGCTGAAGAAGATCCTTGGATCACAAGAAAACGTTCAGAATTAGGAAAAGAAGAAGTAAAAGAAGAAGTAAAAGAATAAATTAATTATTTTTGTATATATTTTTTAAAAAAATAAATATATAAAATAGAAAATGATTTTAACAGATACTGATTTAGAATTAAAAACAAATAATTTTTATTATTTATTAATTATATTAAGTATATTAGATAATAGTTATAAAGAAAAAATAAATGAATATATAATTAATAAAAATGAAGAAGAAATTAAAACATTAATGATAAGAATATATAAATCATTTACAAAATCAAAAAAAGAAAAAGTTAAAAAAGAAATTAAATTATTAAATGAAATAAAATTAGAATCAATCAAAATAGATAATGCATATTTTGGATTAATATTTATTTATTTATCAAAAAAAGGAAATGATTTAATTAAAGAAATTGATGATTTTTATAAATATTATTCAGATATAATATATTTAAGAGGTGATTTAAATATATCTAAAGATATAGAAAAAATAAATAATAAATTAGATAAAGAACAATCAGAAAATAATTTTTATAAAATTTTATTATTTTCAAAAATAAATAATATTGATAATGATTTATTTAATTTATTATTTGATAATATTGCATTTAAACTTAATGAAATATTACAAAAAACATCAACTAATTATTATTATTATATAAAATATTTATATATAATAAATTATCATTTAGTTAAATATATTAAATCAGCAATAGAAGTTAATTTTGATGAATATAATGAATTTTATTTTAATTTTAATATTCAAAATAATCCTAATTATATAATAGATTTTTGTTTTAATCATTTAATTAAATATTTAGAAAATGAAGAATTATTACAATTATCTATAGAACATAAAACTATAATAATAAATATATTATTATCAATACTTTTAATTTTAGATAATTGTTCTATTGAAGAAAGAGAAAAAAATATACAAATAATTAAAGAAAATTTAGCTGAATTAAATATATTATTATATGATTTAATATTATTAATAAATAAGAAAAATAAATTATCTAAAGATTTTAAAATAAATATATTAGATATTTATTATAATATTTTATTAAAAAATAAAGATGAAATTAAAAAACCTAGATTATCTGTTAATCCAAGAGAAAAAATTGGAAGATTAGATCAAGAATTATTAACTGATACAGATAATGATATAACATATTTATATAGTAGATATAGATTAGCAGATGAATTAGAACAAATGGATGATTTAAATTTTAAAAAATTTGTAATTAGTTTTCTTCTTACAAATAAAGATAATAAAATTAATCATTTATTATTTAAAAAATTAAATAAACAAAAAAATTCTAGTTCTAGTTCTAATTCTAATTCTAGTTCTAGTTCAACATCAATTTCAAGTTCAAAATTACAAGAAACACATCTTATAAAAAGTGAAAATAAAATTAATAGAATAGATTTTAATATAGAAAAATTAGATAAATTATCATATATAGAATTAATTATATTTTTATTTTTTATTTATGATATATTAAATTTATTTCCATTAAAATTAGAAGAAAAGATTGAATATATTTGTAATAATATTAAAGAAGAAAGAGAAAAGAGAGATGAATTAAAGAAAGATATAATTAATAGTTATAAAAAATTATCTGATATACAAAAAAAAAATTTAAATAATAAATTAAATCAATTATCTGATAATATATATACAAATTCATTTCAATATTTTATACGAGATTTTTTAAATTTTGATAAGAATATTTTTTTAAAATTAAGTTTTTATTTATCTAATTATAATTTTAAGGATCCTAAAAATTTATTTAAAGATTTTAAATCTTTAAATTATGAATATTTATATAATAAACCTAATATTGTATTTGATATAATATTTAATACAATTAATTTTTATTTAAATAAATTACCTATTATTATTGTAAATAAATTTTTATTAAATATTATTATATTAGGTTTTATTAATAAATATAATAAAACTTTATTATATAATGATGATATATTAAATAAATTATTTAATAATTTTTTTAGTAAAATAAAATCAAAATATGGTTTAAATAATTATTTTAAATATTTATTAGTTTTAAATAATAATAGTAATAATAAAATTAAATTTATTGATATATATAAAATAATTATAAATAAATCAGATATTAGATATAAATATTTTAATCAAAGATATAAATATGTATTAGATAAATTTTTAACTAAAAAAAATGGAAAAGATAAATCTGATTTATCTAAATCAATTTTTATAGAATTTATATTTGAATATTCATTATTTAAATATTTAGATTATGAAAAAGTATTTACAAAATCACAAATTACTTCAATTAAAGATGTTTCATCCGCAATTATAAGAATATTAGAAGAAAATACTAATAATTTTAATAAAGATAGTGAAACATATAAAAAGAATTTAGAAATAATAAGTAAAAATAAAATAGATTTTAATTATTATGATTTATTAGTTTTTATTTTAAGTAATGATATTACTAAAAAAATTATTAATATTGTTCATAAATTATTATCTAATAAAGATAATAGTTCTATTTCTGATAGTAGAACTATTAGTAGTAAAAGTTATGATAATGATTATAAAAAATCTTTTATTACTAAAATTATAAATGCATATAATCATAAATCTTTATCTGATGAAAATATAATTGAAATATTAAGAGTATTAAGATATATTAGTGATAATAAAAAATTAACAGAAAAAACTAATGATGATGAATATGACGATGAAGATTATGAAGATGATGATGATGACGACGATGATGATGAAGAAGATCAAGAAGATAAAGAAGAAGAAAATTTAGAAGATTTAGAAGAAGAAGAAGATAAAAGAAATAAATATAAAAATTATAAGAGTATAAAACATATTAAATTACCAGATATAGATTTAGAAAAATCACATTCATCAATATCATTATAAATATAAAAAAATAAAAATAAAGATATATAGAAATGAAAGTAATTGCAATTTTTTTATTATTTATAGGTATGATATTAATAATAAAAGGTTATTATAGTAAAAAATATAAGAAAATGACAGAACCTAAAATAATAGTTAAATATATACCAAGAAGTTATTATGAAGAACAATTATCTGATTCAGAAAGATTAAATGAATATTATAAAAGTATGTTTGAAGATACACAACCAAATATATATAATCCAAATAAAATAAATAAATAAAAGTTTTTTATTTTTTATTATATTAATTCTTATAATTTTTATAAAGATATTTATAAATAAAAAATAAAATTATAAAAGTTTTTATTTTAATGATTCTTAAATGATTCTTAAATGATTCTTATAATGATTCTTATAATGATTCTTATAATGATTCTTATATGATTCTTAAATGATTCTTAAATGATTCTTAAATGATTCTTATATGATTCTTAAATGATTCTTAAATGATTCTTAAATGATTCTTATAATGATTCTTATATGATTCTTAAATGATTCTTATAATGATTCTTATATGATTCTTATATGATTCTTAAATGATTCTTATAATGATTCTTATATGATTCTTATATGATTCTTAAATGATTCTTATAATGATTCTTATAATGATTATTATATGATTCTTAAATGATTCTTATATGATTCTTATATGATTCTTATATGATTCTTATATGATTCTTAAATGATTCTTATATGATTCTTATATGATTCTTATATGATTCTTATATGATTCTTATATGATTCTTATATGATTCTTATATGATTCTTATATGATTCTTATATGATTCTTATATGATTCTTATAT